GGTGAGCGCGACATCGTCGCCGGCCGCCGCCTTGTTGAAGGTGAAGCGGACATCGTCGGTCTCGCGGTCGAACAGGAAGGCGGTGCCCTTGACGATCAGGGCGTTGTTGGCGTCCGCGGTCGCGCCGGCGAGGCCGACATGGCCCGTATCCTTGTCGATCGAGATTGCGAGATAGAAGGTCGAGCCGTCGGGCGACACCTTGATGGTGAAGTCGTCGTCCCCGAGGAGCCCGAGCAGAGCGCGCGTGCTGAATGCGTCCTGGAAGGTTAGCCCCGCGTCCTTGGCCGCCGCGCTCTTGTTGAGCGTAACGCGCATGTCGCCGGTGCCCGGCGTCACGTCGTCATGGCTCAAGAGGACCGCGTTCGACTTGACGGCGAGCCTGTTGGTGTCGTCGGCCGCGGTCAGGATGCCGAGCCTGGCGAGCGTCCCGTTGCCGGCGGCGTCGATCGTCAGGTAGCCGCCGGCGGCAGCCAGGTCCGTCCAGTCCGATCCGGTCCAGACCGTCAGCGCCCCGGTTGCCTCGTCGAAGCAAAGCCAGCCCTTCTTCGGGACGAGCTTGACCCATTGGCCGCTGGTGTAGAGGGCGATGTTGAGGTCCCAGGCGCCGGTCGCGCCCGAGGCGACCTTGTAACGGTCGCCTTCCGCAGGAGAAGCCGGCGGCGCGGTGTGGGTTGAGTCAACCACCGACAGCATGACGATCGCATCGAGGACGACGATCGCCTGGTTGTGGGTGACGTGCTTCTGGGACTGGCTTGCCGCGATCAGCGGCAGCCCGAGATGCGGCGTGTCGGTCATGGTTTACGAGACTGTCTTGATTGCGCCGGTGCCGCGCCCAAAGGCGAGGCTGACCTGGTAGACGGCGAACTTCACCTGCGATTGGGTGCTGCCGAAATCGGCGGCCTGCATGGCCGCGGTGTAGAGGAAGGCCGGCTGATTGACGCGGGCCGTGCGCTTCACCGCGCCGGTGCCGATGTCGATAACGTCGATGTCGTAGAGCTCGACCTCTTCGCCGAGCGGCACGTCGGGCGCTTCCCAGTTATCGCCGCCGATGCGCGTGCGGCGTATCCAACCGAGCGTCCAGTCGGACGTGACCGGGTCGCGGACGCCTGCGAGATGGACGGGACTGTACGGGCGTAGCCCCACGCCATCGAAGCTGAATGTGACCGCCTGGTAGGTCGGGTCATCGATCGCCTTCGTCGAGGGGCCCCATTTCCAGGTCCAGGGATTGTGCCGCTCGGTGACGGCGATGGTGGACTGAATAACGGTCGCATCGAGCATCACGAACGGCGCGCCGGCCGCTACGGGATTGCGCATCGCATACTCGCTGCCGAGCTGGCCGCGCACGAGCCGCGTGAGCTTGTACTGGTCGGGCGCGATCAACTCCGCGACCGCGAACTGGAGAATCTCCCACTCGCCATCGGCGTTCTGGATCGCGCAGGTGTTGCCGCCGGCGAGCACAAAGGCGTCATCGAGCGAGGCGAGCGCCTGCATCGAGGGCAGCTGGACATAGAGGCTGTTCGCCAGGTCCCAGGTCCAAAACGGACCGGAATAGAAGTCGAACAGCGTCCTGCCGATGGTGGCGCGGTTGACGATGAACTGGTCGCGCACGAAGCCGCTCGTTGCCGGCGAACGAAACACATCGACCCGCGCCCACGGCTCGGCAAAGGCGGCAAGGCGCGGGACGCCCGGCACCTCGCTCGCGGCCAGCACCGGCAGGTCCATGAGGTGAAGGACGGCCGGTCCAGGCTCGGCCTCGGGCCGCGGCTGGCGGGAGGGCGAAGGCGCATCGGGCGTGCCATAGGTCGCCTCGTCGGTGCGAACGAGCCGGGCCGGCCGGCTCCGCTCATAGCCGAGCTGGTCGATGCGCATCTCGAAGGCGCGGCCGTTGAGCTCGAGCGTGACCACATCGGTCGGCTCCAGCGCATAGGCGGAGGGCGGTAGGGTCAGGTCGGCGCGCTCGCGCATGACCCAGGTATCGACGAGCAGCGCATCGGCAATGCCCTGCGCCTCGGAATAGTCGAGCGCCAGCGCCGGCGTGACTTCGATGGTGCGGCGGCTTGATCCCCTGAGCCTGCGCGAATAGACATCGGCCGACTGGTAGTCGTTGTCCGGATCGAGAAAGCGCAGGTGCGCGGTCTCGGGCAGGTCCGTCTCCTGCGCGCGGGTGAGCGTGTAGAAGCGCTTGTCCTCGTTCCCGCTGTCGACGAGGTCGTTCGAAATGAACGTTGCGACCGGAGAACCGCCGCGCTGGACGAAACGGATCGCGTTGCCGGACTCGACCGCATCGAAAAAGTAGACCTGCATCAGGGGGCTGAGCGCATTGCGCGCACTCATGATGCTGTCGATGGTGAAGCCGCGGACGATCCCGTTGACGCCGGAGGTGTCGATTGCAACCCCAAGACCTGAGCAGATCTCCTGCACGGTGTCGGCGAGCGTCACGAGCCCGAGCCGACCGGAGAGCCAGTGCCCGCGCCGCCAGTTGGCGGCATCCCGCCAGACGAGCGACGAGTTCGGATACTGCGGATAGGGCCGCGCGTCCCAGGTCCAGGCGAACAGGGAGCCTGGATCAATCATCGGGCTGCCGTAGACCGACGAGGTCGGATTGTGGCCGGCGGTCGGAATCCAATACGCGATGTGGGCTTCAAGGAAGGCGCGCTGGATCAGGTCGTCGCGGCGCCCCGTCGAGAAATACGGAAAGAAGCTTTCCGACGACTTCGGGTCGTAGAAGACGTTCGGCTGATTCGTGCCCTTGTCGATCGCCGGGCACCCGAACTCGGTGAACCAGACCGGCTTCGACTGCGGCACCCAGGCGGTCGGCGTGCCGCTCTCGACGCCGCCCGGGCGATCGTGGTGCTGGTTCGCCCACCAGCTGTGGAAGTCCTTGTAGCGGAACACCCACGGCTTGCCGTAGGCGCCGTCGGTGACCGGCGTGCGCGTTTGGACTTTGCGGTCATCGCTCGAAGCATAGAACCAGTCGAAGAGCTCGCCGCCCTCGATGTTACCTTGCAGGTAGGACTGGTCGTAGATCGACGGCGCGCCAGCCTGCGCATCGATATGCAGGCGTCCGGAGCGCCAGTCGGACAGCGGCATGTAATTGTCGACGCCGACGAAATCGACGTCCGCGCTCGCCCATAGCGGGTCGAGGTGAAAGTAGACGTCGGTCGAGCCGTCATCGGGCCTGAAGTTCGCGTACTCGCTCCAGTCCGCGGCATAGCCGACCTTGCAGGGCGAGCCGACGACAGTCTTCACGTCGGCGGCGAGCGTCACCATGTGCGCGACCGACGGGAAGGCCGATACGCTTGATCGCACCCGATTGAGCGCGACCATCTCGGAACCGATCAGGAACGCGTCCACGCCGCCGGCCGCCGCGGCGAGCTCGGCGCAGTGCAGGATGAAGCGCCGATAGGACCACTCGTTCGGACCGCTGTAGGGGATGGTGTCGCCGTTCCACGTCCCGAAATGCACCGGCGTGGCGGTTCCAAAAAAGGTATCGACCTGTGTAGCTGCCGCCGCGGTCTTGTCGACGGTCCCGGCATAGCCTGGTGCCGGCGAGCAGGTGATGCGGCCGCGCCAGGGAAACGCAGGCTGCCCGTTGGTCGCTGCGTTGTCGCTGTAGGGATTCGGCAGGCTGTTCCCCGGCGGGATGTCCATCATCGCCAGGGGATAGAGGACGACGCGAAATCCGCGCGCCTTGAGTTCGATGATCGCCTGGACGACGGACCGATCGGCGGGCGCGCCGCCGAGCAGCGCGCCGAAGCTGTCGGAGGAGACGACATCGGCGCCAGCGCGACTGATCCCGGACACCTGCCAGCTCCATGGGGTCGTGACCTTGCTCGCGCCGAACTCGACCTTGGGCTTGATCTGGCAATTGTCGCACCGGAGGTCCGTGCCGTGCCAGCCGACCACGAGCGAGACGGCGTTGACGTTCGGGGCGCTCGCCTGCAGCTGGTCGAGCGCAACCTGAAAATCCGACTTGCCATGGCTGCCGTGCCGGTTCTCAGGCGTAGAGTGGCCGAAGCCATCCGCGCGGTAGACCGTGTCGGTCGCGTAGATGAATTCCCCGAGGCCGGGGATGATGGTCGCGGCCGTAAGCACGTCTTCGAGCCGCGGGCCGGTCGCGCTCGGGCGGCGGATCACCTCGACCGTGATCTGCGGGATGCGGTTGCCGAACTTTTCGAGCGGCATCTCCTCGAAGACGAGGTAAGCAAGCCCGCGGAAGCCGGGGACGCGGCCCGAGCCCTCGACCGCCGCGATTTTCGGATCGGGCCCCTGCGTCTCGTCGCCCCTGTAGAGCCGCCAAGTGTATTGCGACAGGTCGAGCGGCTTGCCGTCCGCCCAGACGCCGCCGATGTCGACGATCGGTCCCTCACACAGACCGAGCGCAAACGACACGAAATAGCTGTAGGTGGTCGTGGTGGTCGTGACGGTGGAGGTCTGCCCACCGCCGCCGCCGCCCTTGCCGCCGCCGCCTCCGGACGTCTGGGTCTGGGTCGAGACCGTCACCACCTCGCGGAAGTTGGTCGCCCAGATCATCTGCGGGCTCACCCGCATGCGGCCGATGACGCGCAGCAAGGGCGCGCCTTCGCTCGACGAAGTGACGAAGAGGTCGGTGAGTCGCGGTCCCTCCTGGGTGTTGTTGATATTGACGGGCGGCGGGGCGAACAGCTTGCGGTCGATGAAGCTCCCGGCGAACGAGCCAACAAGCGCGCCGATCGGACCGCCGACCGCATAGCCGGCAACCGTCAGGACGAGGGAAGCCATGGCTAGTCCGCAATGCCCGGAAAGCGGAACGCATAGGCGATGCGCCGGCGCCAGGCGGCGGGCAGCGCGTCCTCGGCAACGGCGTGGCGCTCATAGGCGTGGATGATCGCGTCCGCTCCCGACGTGATCGCGGCGTGCTTGGCGATCCCGCGGTCGCGCACGCGAATGAGGATCACGTCGCCTGCATCGAGCGGCGCGCCGTCGCGGTATGGCGCCGGATCGATCTCAGTGAGGTGCCGGCGGGCGGCATCGCGCAAGGTTTCCTGCCCCGTCTCCTCCGCCCAGTGGGGCGAATAGGGCGTGATCGGCTCCTTCTCGGGACCGCAGAAGGCGCGGTAAACGCCGCGGATCAGGCCGAGACAGTCGCAGCCCGCGCCCTTGAGCGAGGCCTGGTGCCGGTAGGGCGTGCCGATCCACGAGCGCGCTTCGGCAAGGATGGCGGCACGAGAAACGACAATATGGCCTGCCTCGATTTCCTGATCCGGGACGCTTGCTTGTTGGTCCGCCGTCGCCATGTTATATTCCAATATAATTTTGAAAGGTGATGCCATGGCCCATGCTGCTCGGCTTCGCAAGGTTGGCGGATCGGTGATGCTCGCGATCCCCAAGCCCGTGCTGAAAGCGCTTGATCTCGCCCCGGACGCCGCCGTCGGACTGTCGATCAAGTCGGGTCGGCTTGTGGTCGATCCGAAAATGCGGCGACGCTATTCGCTTGACGAGCTGTTGGCGCAGTGCAAGCCATCGGCCAAGCGATCGCGCGAGGACCGCGAGTGGACGGCCGGCCGGCCGATCGGCCGTGAGCCCATCTGATGGAGCGCGGCGACATCTATCTCGTCTCGCTCGATCCGACGGCCGGCCACGAGCAACAGGGCCATCGCCCGGTGCTGGTGATCTCGCCAAGCAGGTTCAACCGGTTGACCGGCGTACCGGTCGTGCTGCCGATCACGACGGGCGGCGGTTTCGCGCGGACCGCGGGCTTTGCCGTCTCGCTCATGGGCGCAGGCACGCGAACAACTGGCGTAATCCGCTGTGATCAACCGCGAGCTCTTGATCTGCGCGCGCGCAAGGCCAAGAAGCTTGAGGCCGTGCCAGACCACATCATCGATGAGGTCCTGAGCAAGGTCAGTCCGCTTTTCGAATAACCCTGCGAAGCCTTTAGCCTTGACTGCCAATTTTTGATCCGCCGTCGTTCCTGTCGCCGGTGTTGGGATAGGACACGACCGCGTCATTGCCCGGAATGAAGGGGAAGCCGCGGAAGTTCGCGACGTTATTGAACTTGGAAATGCAGGTATCGAGGCTTTTATCGCAGCCCGCCGTGACCGTGAATGTGTCACCAGTTGCGATGTCGAAGGCCATCGATTCCCAGAGCTCGAACGACACCTCGGCGCCGGTGTTGACGTGGGTCTTGATCTCAATGGCGGCGCCCTCATTGGCACCACTCGTCCACACGAGCTTCCCTCCGGTGAACCAGCCGTCGGCGAAGCCGTCGAGCCCGCTCGCCGAGAAGATGTGGTTCGAGCTCACGCCGTCGACGGTGCCGTTGCCCTTGTAGGTTGGGGAATCGAGATTGACCGTGCATCTGCTGTCGCCGAGGTCGGCGTCGCAAGAACGCTGATAGACGCGCCCTCGCTCCTGATTGAGCGCGTGGGAAAGGCCGCGCATCTCGGCGGTGAAGGCGTTGAGCCCCCGCGAAATCTCCCCGACCGAGCCGGCAAAGACGATGTCGCGGTCGG